ACAAGGTGCGAATATCGACTGGCTTGCGGTCATTTCCGATGTGGCTGAGATCATCTTCGAGGTCGTAAAGGGAGTCGTAAGCGGTCTTCTCGATACGAGCGGCGGTCGTATCTTCCTTCTCATTCTCGCCGCCGTCAAGGGTCTTCCGCTGATCTTTAGTCTGGTTCAGCCGCACCTTGTCTCTGCTGTGACTTCTTTCGTGTCGAGCGGCATTTCCGCTTTGCAGGGTATGGCTCCGCAGATCGCGGCTATGGCTCCCGCAATCGGCAAGGCGGCTCTGTTGTGTGCCGACGCGGTGCTGGTGGCCTACGATGTGAAGGAGTTGACCAATGCGGCGCAGACCTATCAGGCGGCGTTCGATGCACACCAGCATGAAACCGATACCGCGCTGTCCAGCTACGCCAAGTTGTATGAGGAAAAGGGTAAGGAGGTCGCCGACCAATGGGCTGAAATGGTCTATCAGGTCGATACGACCAACATGAATTTCGACGAAGCGCAGCGCGAGTTGACTCGTAAGATCGAAACGTACTGGGACGGTGTGCCGCAGAATATGTGGGACGGTTTCAAGCAGGGGTGGAACTCCTACTTCGGCGAGGGCGGTTCTGGTCTTCTCGGTCTGTGCAGCGACGCTTTCACCGGCCTTGTGAGCGGTGTCAAAGGTCTGCTGGGTATCAACAGCCCCTCTACGGTCTTTGAAAGCATCGGCTCGAACCTTGTCGAAGGTCTGAAAAACGGTATCTCGAACGCATGGAGCGGTCTGTGGAGCAAGGTGACGAGCCTTGTGAACAGTCTGACGGCGGGTGTGAAGAACCTCTTCGGCGTGGCTTCTCCCTCCAAAGTATTCGCTGAGATCGGCGGTTATCTGGACGCTGGCCTTGCAAGCGGCATGGAGGGCGGCGTGAGCGGTCTGTTGTCTACGGCTGGCAAGATTGCAAACTCCGTCACTACGGCTCTGACTCCCGAACTCCCCTCTGTCGATAGCATGGCTATGTCTCTGACTCCGAGCGGCGCGTCTGCGGTCAATCCCGTGACGGGCTACAATGACGACTATGAGGAAGAGAGCATGAGCGGTATCGCTTCCCTCTTGGAGCAGATGTTCGCGTTCATGCAGACGAGCAGCCAGGGCGACCGGGACACCAAGATCATCATTGACGGTCGTGAGGTCTTCAATGTGGTCGTCAGCGAAAATAACCGCGCAATTCAAAGGACGGGCGCAAGCCCGATAAGGGTGTGATGCTATGGCTGTCGGTAAACTTGATACACAAGGCCGCTGGGCGGTCAACGGTCGGGCAATCTACATTCCGTCCGAAGTGGAAATCCAACATGAGAATATGGTCAGCTCCGACTCCGGGCGCGTGGAGTCCGGGGAAATGCACATTACCTGGATACGCACAGATATTCGCAAGGTCAACATGACCTTCAAGTATCTGACCGGCGACGAGGTTGACTATATGCTCAATCTGATGCAAGGTCAGGAGTTCACATTCACCTATGTCGATAATGAGATCACGACGATCTCTGCCTATGTCGGCAAATGCAGTTATAAGCAAAAGACGCTGGCCTTGTACGAAAGCGAGGGCGGTCTGTACACCGACTTCAAGATCAACGTGATTGAAATGTAAGGTGGTGGAGTATGTACCCTGTATCGGAAGCATATCTGGAAAAGATAGCGGGACGCTCTGTCACGACAAATTGGTACGGGTCTATCAAGACCACCATCGGAACAGTCTATACCTTCGACCCTTCGATCATCGTCGAGGGGTCGGGTAAGATCACCCGGCAGATTTGCTCGTCCGAGGACATTGAGATTGGTTCGACGTGCGCCGCCGAGCTGGACATAAGCCTGTATCTGCCGAACGTCAGCCGGTACGAGCTTTACAAGGGAACAGTCACGCTGTTCTTCCAGCTCAAACTCAATGACCAGACATGGGAAACTGTGCCGGTCGGTATCTTCTCGATTGCCGAGCCGCCTGAGCGGACGATGAACGTGATTACCATTCACGCCTACGACGCTATGCTGAACTTCAACAAGGACTTCGGCGTGACGCTGATCGGCAACCCGTACTATCTCCTGAACTACGCTTGCAATGCCTGTGGGGTAGAGCTGGGGACGACCCAGGAAGCTATCGCAAACTATGTCAACGGAACCGTAGAGACATACACCTACGAGGATTTGCCGATCTACACCTTCCGCGATCTGGTAGGCTTTGTGGCTTCCTACCTCTGCTGTTATGCCTATATCGGCGTTGACGGCAAGCTCTACCTTGACCCGTACACGATGAACCCTGTGCGGGACATTGACGAGAGCTGGCGTTTTGAGTACAAGCCGAAAGACTACGAAGCGTTCTACTCGGCTATCCGCGCTTTCTTCGCTGTGACCGAAGAGAACGAAACAATTACCGTAGGTTCTGGCGGTCTGACTTATGAGCTGGGTACTAACCCTCTCATTCAGTTCAACGCAGACGACGTGAGAAAGTCCGTACTCACGAACATCATCACGCAGCTTTCCTCGATCTCCTATACCCCGTTCACCGCGAAAGTCCCCTGTGACCCCTCGCTGATGATCGGCGACGTGCTGAACTTCGTCGGCAATCACGCGGTTGATGGCAAGATGGCAGCGATCACGAAACAGGTCATTACCATCAACGGGAACATGGAGCTTGTCTGTGCCGGTTCCGACCCGAACCTGAACGTCCTGACGGCTTCCGAGAAGCAGATCGCGTCGATCACTCGGAACAGCAACAAGGACGGTATGTACTATTACGACTACGCCAACGCCGAGGATATTACCATCGGCGACGGCGAGTCCGCGCAAATCATTCTGTTCAACTACATCACCACCAAGGAAACGCATATCGACTTCCACGCGGAAGTCAAGTGCATGGTGGACACCACCGAGGGCTACGACGAAGCGACTGACACCTATACCGAGGAAGACGGCGTGATCTATGTGACGTATAAATCGGGCGGTGCAATCGTGACCGAGTATTATCCCGTTGACACGTTCTTCGACGGTCTGCATCTTCTCCATCTGGTCTATACCTGGTGGGCTTCGGGCAATATCGACAGCGAGTTCGAGGTCACAATCCGATGCGTCGGCTGTACCGTGACAATCGTTCAGGGCGCAGCTCGTGGCTATATCGCCGGTATTGGTCTTGTGGGCGACGGTGCGTGGGACGGCTCGGTGCGTGTCAATCAAAACTTCTCGAAGATCGACTTCTCGCTCATTCGCAAGCCGTTCTACGAAAACATTTCTACGGCGACGGCTACGCCTACCGAACCCGATGTGGCTCAAAACGTACTGCGGCGTAACTTCTTCTCGACCATCATCAAGAGCTTTACTGAGAGCGTCGGCCTGAGAGATTTGCACCAGTTCGATGTACTCTACAACGCCGGGGACATGACGTACAACAACGTCGTGGTTCAGGGCAATACCTGGGTGGTCGAGGACACGGGCGAACTCGGTATCATTACGACTCCGAACTGTGCGGTGTCCCGTATCGTCCAGATCACGTCGAAGCACAGCGGCTACGACGTTGCCTACATCGTCAGCTTCGACGGCGGCTCGACATGGTGGACTTATGCGAACGGCTGGGTTGAACCCGATTACACGCAAGACGTGTACGGTATGTTTGAAGCGACGATGCGCTCCATCACGCAAGATCAATGGGCTGAAAAGCTCAATGGCACGATCATGGTTCAGGCAATTCTCATTGAAAATGCCAGCCTGACGGATATTGAAATCTTCACGGCAATCGTGGATAGCTCGGCGACCGTGGAGCATGGCGACGCTGAGACATACAATCCCGCCTACGTTGAAGACGGTGAGGACAGAATTGCTCTGGTCTACGACTATGAGTTTGTCGGCTCGGAGCAGACGGTCGATGAAGGCCGCATGATCGCGGTTCAGATGGACACGTCGATATTCAGCGAGATCGACGACGTGGAGGGGGTGAAGACCAATGCCTGATTATAACGGACTCGCCCCGTTGCTCAATACGGTCAGCGGCATGACCGCTATCGTAAACGGCAGACAGGACGACAACACGAACACCCTGTCGGGCGTGGCGTGGTTTAACTTCAACGGCACAACGGCTTCTACCCTCTACGTCAGCTCGAATAGCTGGGTGGGCTTCGGTGTCAATGCCGAACAGCTCAAAATCGTTCGGCGCGACGGCTCTATGCACAAGCTCTACCGTCAGGAAGGTACGCTATGGAACGGCTACTATCAGTTCTTAAAGCTGCGGTGGGAGGGCTATTCCTACTACAACTCCGAGACTGACTACCACCGGCTCGTATGGGAACTGTTTCTGATCTCTGACGGGCGGCTGATGCTGAACATCATCCGTACCCCGAACGGTGACGATCTCGGTCTGAACCAACTGATCGCAGACGCTACGGTGTCTTTCCCGGTCGGTTACAACGGCGACGCACCGTTCCAGTACATCTTCACGCCGTCCAATCTTGCCGAGGGTAAGGGGTGGAGTTATGAAGCCCATGTTCCCGAAGTCGATCAGCCGTATGACCGCAAGTATCTTATTCAGGACGGGAGCAATCAGGTCTATACCGTCGTGGACGGTGTGCTGACGGCAATCTCTGGGGGTCTGACGGCGGCGAACTTCCGAGCGTATGGTGTAGACGAGATCGACGCGAACGTGATGATCGGTCTGACGAACCCGAAGCTGTGTTACTGGCAAGACAGCCAGGACGCGCTTCCGTCTTTGAAGCTGAAAGTCAATGCTGTTCCTCTTGTTCCCCAGCTCGTCGTGTTCGGTACTGTCAGTCTGAGCGACGCGATCAAGGGCGTGACGATCACCGGCGACGCTGAAAGTCTGTACAATGTCTCGTTCGACGGCGGTACGACGTGGTGGAAAGTCTCGTCGGGGAGCTGGGTTCAGGTGACAAATACGGGCGACGGTTGCTTCAAGCGCAGCCTTGAAGAACTCAATGCGGCGGCGTGGTCGTCGAAGGTCGGCAGTACCATTAAGTTCCGCGTGTGGCTCGTCAAAGACGGCTACTTGAAATCTATCAGAATTGACTATGTGTGAGGTGAGTCGCATGAAAGGAAAAACTAAAATCATCCTGACGAACGTGGAAACGGGTGAACAGGAAATCCACGAGGACGAAAACCTTGTTACCCACGCTATCGACAAGATCATCAATCTCGCAATGGCAATGAACCAACAGCCGAACTCCTACCTTCTGCCGATTGCGACGAAGCTGCTGGGCGGCATTATGCTGTTCGACGATACGCTGACTGAGGACGCGGATAACATTCACTTCCCGACCTCCCAGGCGCACCTTGTCGGCTATGCCGATCAGAACACGAACACGTCTGACGCGCACCGTGGCTCCTACAACGCCCAGGAGAGCGGCAAAACGGCAACCGGCTTCGTGTCCACCTG